CGGTGGTCGCCGTATCATTTCGCAGCTTCAGAAATCTACACCATGCTGAATCAGTATCCAGGCAAGGTGACTGGCGTCATCCAAGGGATGGCTGCATCGGCTGCCAGTGTAATTGCTGAAGCGTGCGACCATCTGATCATTAGTCCAGCTGGCCAGATGATGATCCACAAGGCCGCTATGACTAGTGATGGCAATGCAGACAGTCATGTGAAGACTGCCAATGTCTTGAGCACCACTGACCGCACGATTGCCAGCATTTATGAAGCCAAAACAGGCAAGTCAGAAGCAGAAATCATTAGCTTAATGAGCGATGAAACCTATTTGACTGCTAAAGATGCTGTTGATCAAGGCTTCGCCGATGAAGTGATGCAAGTCGGCGATAAGGTGCCGCAAGTTGTCAATGGGATGCATCAAATCCCTTCACACGATCAAGTCCAAGAATTTATGAACTTGGTCAAAAATTCCAAGAAATCAAGCGCTGAACCAGAGAAACAAATCTCTGGTCACAGCGCTCTTTTTAAACAAAAATTAGCAATTTTAAGAGGAGAATAAAATGCCAGGAATTACTAAAGAACAAGTCCAGAACACGTGGATGATCTGGGCCGGCAAAGTTTCAGACCTTAACAACCAACTGAATGTTGGCTTGGTTGATGACTCTTTGACTAAAGAAGACTTCGAAACTAAACGTGCTGCACGTGATAAAGCTGTTAAAATGCGTGACCTTGCTTTAGAACAATTGAAGCAATTTGGCGAAGACGAGCCTAATCCAGCTGACGATGACAAAGGTCACGATGTTAAGAGCCTAAAGAATAATAAAGAGCAAGCTAAAGCTGATCTGTTCAAGCACATTAATAACTTTGTTCATGCACGGCACATTATGAATGATGGCTCCAATGGCGAAGTGACCTCTACTGTGGTTTCACCAATTATTCCAGAAGAAATCATCTATAATCCATCAGCTGAAGTGAACTCAGTTGTCGACTTATCAACGCTGATTACGCGTACTCCTGTTGTGACTGCTTCTGGTAAGTCACCAATTTTGGCGCGCGCCGGCTATGTTTTCCCAACGGTTGAAGAATTACAGACAAATCCAGAGCTGAAAGGCCCTAAATTTACTGATGTTGAGTGGAAAGTTGACACTCACCGTGGTGCTTTAGCCATTTCAAACGAATCAATCCAAGATTCTGCTGTCGACGTTTCTAGCATGGTAACTGATCAATTGGCAGAAGCGCGTGTTAATACCTACAACAGCGTCATTTCTGGCGTTTTGGGCGGTTTTAATAAGGCCACTGCCAACACTGACAATTTAACTGACGCATACAAGTGGTTGCTGAACGTTGGCCTTGATCCGGCTTATTCACCATCAATCGTGGCATCACAAACGATGTACAACGCTCTTGATACTTTGAAAGACAAGAATGGCCAATACATTTTCCACCAAGACATCACCGGCAAGTCTGGAGATAATTTGCTGGGCATTCCGGTTTACAGGGTTGGTGATACTTTACTTGGTAAAGCTGGTGAAGCTCACGCCTTTATCGGTGACTTAAGCCGGTCATTATTCTTTGCTGACCGCCAGCAGATCACTTTGTCATGGCAATACAATGAGTCATACGGTCAATACTTAGCTGGTGCCTTACGATTTGGCGTTAGCGCAGCTGATGTTAATGCTGGCTACTTCTTAACTGCCGATGTACCAGCATCATCAATCGTTAAGCCAGCAATTACGCCTACTCAAGGCTCAACTGTAGCAGGAGACACCGCTAAGTCTGGCAGTGGTAATTAGATAGGTGATAATTAATGACTGACGATAAGAAGGGCGTAACAGTCCAAGAATTGCGTGAATATTTGCAAAATGATGGCCTGTCAGATGCATTTTTGCAGGGCTTGATTGACGATGCAGAGAACAACGCACGCAATTCCATTGACGACAGCCTAGATCTTGATGTTTGCCGAAAATATCCGGACTTCAATATGGCCGTGAAAATTTTGGCTGATTTTGAAAACTGGATGCGTGGCCAACATACTTCAGTTGATATGGCTTATCCGAGGTCCTACTTGTATCGCTTAAATCAGTGTCGATGGAAGATCAGGAGGGAGCAGCATGGCAAATAGATTTTTGCCGGCTAACTTTACCGAGCAGATTGAGTTTGGTAAGGCTAATCGCATTAGAAATCCAAATACAGGCGCTAGTGATTTGACTTTTGTCAAAGAATTGGGGCCTTTTTTATGTGCTCCATACGCGCGGACCATGCATCAGAACTTTCAGTTGCTTGGCACCGAGTTTTCAGATACTCGGCAAGTAGCGATTTGGCACAATCCGTCTGTGACAACCTCACTCCAGTTCGCCAAAATTGGTGGCCAAATCTATGACCTAGTTCAAGTTTCGCCTGATCAAACAGGATCGCCTAATAAAGTCGACATTTTGACTTTGAAGCCTAATGACAGCGTGGAGGTGAGTGCAGATGGCTAGCCTAGAAGAACAGCTGGAGGCATTCCGCAAACGTGTTGCTGCGTGTGTTCCTAACAAGGAACAGCAGCAAAAAGCTACTGAAGCTGGTGCTAAATACTTTGCCCAAGAATTGAGCAAAATTACGAAAGAAAAGCACTATTCCAACAAAAAAGATGCCAAATATGGCCACATGGCTGACCATATTAGCTTTCATGCCGGCAACGGCGATGGCGTTATGGATGGCAGCTCAACAGTTGGCTGGACTAATCGCTATCACGCGATGAACGCTATGCGGCTGAATGATGGCACGGTTCACATTAAAGCTGATCACTTTGTGGACAATGCGCGTGAAGATTGTATGCAAGGCGTCCTAGAAGCTGAAGCAAAAGCTTTGAAAGGGGATGCTGACTAATGCAACCCATGAAGATACCAGTGATCCAAGTACTTGAGCTTCTTCAACAAGCACCATGTGACTGGATTGATGAATTTTTTGTCGGTAGCTTTGATCTTGGCTTCAAGCCAGATGTCAATAAAACATATGTCTTGCTTCAAGATGGCGTCGGTAATCTTGGTGATCATGCTAATGATTCACTCTATTCAATTGATGCTGTCATTGAAATTCAGGTCTTTTTTAGTAAAAAAATCCAAATAAATATTTTACAAGCACAACTTTCCCTAATGTCACTGCTTGAGCCTAACGGTTGGTTGCCTACCGCAATTAGGCCAGTCACTACCGACCCTGATACTCAGCAGAAAACGGCAACTGTTTATGTGCGAAAAACTTTAAGAATTCGAGGTAATTAAAATGGCTAAAAATCCAAGTTCTACCACTCATGGTATTGAACAAGTAATTTTCGGTTTAGTTGACGATGATGGCCAACTGATTGCTGATCCTGATAAAGGATTAAGTGCAAACGGTCTGTACTCACCAACGATGAATTATGAAGGTGCTACGACTGCTAACTGGACTGGTTTGGAACAAACCGGGACTGACCAGTTTGCTAATGACCAAAAGAAGCGTCGGACAACGCCGGCAGCCAATCCATCTTGTGCGCTGACTTTCCTGGATATTGGCTGGAAACAAAATAACAAGATCACAGGTTATGTGCAAGATGCCAACGATGGTGGTTGGTCACTGTCAACATCTAAGCCGCATGTAGCCATGCTGACAGTTGCTAAAGGCTTAGATGGCTCCAAGATCTATGAAGGCTGCGCAAAGGGCACCTGCATTGATCCACAACACCAACACCAAACTGATAACACAGCTGAAGTCGACGCAGATGCAGCTATGACCTACTCAGCTGAAGTTCCTGATGCAGACGTGTTCAAGACTTCAGATGGCTCAAAGCAACCATATCGCAAGTGGTCATCTGCAGACGCAAACTTCAGTCTGGATCAAGTCTTTGCTCAAGTGTTCCCTGGCTTTAAAGGAACTGCCAGCTTAGACGTTGAGCACATTACCGCACCAACTTCTGGTAGCGGTTCAAGCACTCAACCATCTTCTGGCTCTACTACTGATTCAGACGCTCATACTGGCAATCCAACCGCGTAGTTTTTGATAAGCAGGGCGGGAGCGGTAGGCAAAATTGAAAGGAAAAATCATGACGACATTAATCAAGATCGATACGACACCATTAGGCATTGCTAAGAAGACCATGCAGGTCTTTCCTTCAGGAGCTGTTGTTGATAAGGCGCAAGATATCAGCATTCAAACGCTAGAAGTGCCTGAAACCAAGTCAGCTTTGGAAGCTTTTAAGATTCAAAGAGACGTGAAGCTGCATGCTAAAGCGTTCTTGAAGCAATTGCTTGGATTGACTGAAAAGCAAGTCGAAAAGTTCAATGAGTCAGTCACTAATAACGACTTCATGGCTTACGTAGGCTACTTGATCTATTTGCTGGATGGCTCAGATTACGAAACGTTTGCTGAATTCCAAGACAACACGCATGCACAAAATGAGGAAGCGCAAGCTGACCCAAAAAAGCCCTCTACCGCCGAAACAAATTAGTACTTGATTTAAGGAATCGGCGCATGGATTACAAGCGCATGAAAAAGACGCTTTTCTTAGAAAAAGGCGTCCTACCGGAAAAGATTGATTCGATGAATTACTACGATTTGTTAGATGTCCTAAATGTACCTGAAAATGATCTCTCCGATCCAGGTGCAGAAAACGCCTATGACAATGTCGACTGGGCTGATTAGTTAATGGAAAGGAGGTTAAGCAATGACTAGAGTTGAAAACATCATGGCCACTAGTGTTCAAATGAACACTATGTCCGCTAATGAGTCTTTGAAATCATTGACTGCAGCTATCAAATCAACAACCGCGTCTTGGCGAGCACAGTATGCTCAACTGCGCAGCGTTGGCGATAATTTAAGTGCAGCTGAAGCTAAGTACAGAGGCTTAGGCAACTCAATCGATGCCTTGAAGTCAAAAATTGCTTACTTAAAAGATGAGCAAAGCAAGCTGGATACTACTACAGCATCTGGCCGTGATAGCTATAATCGCTACAATACACAGCTTGCAAATGCAACACGACAGCTGGCCAGCTTAACCTCTCAGCAAGAACGTGCCAAGAATTCACTAGATTACTACAAATCTGGCTTGAGTGGCCTGCAGACTTCATATCGTACGATCAATGAAGTCAGCATGTCTTATGTCAGCCGTCTGCAAGCAGAGGGCAAGACAGAAGAAGCTAACCAGCGCAAGATGATGCAGTATCGTGCTGCTGTTGAAAACCTGAGCAAGCAGTACAAATTGCAGGAAGATGAGCTGCAACGCATTGCCAGTGAATCAGGCAGAACCTCTGAAGCTTACCAGCGGCAAGAGGTCCGGTTAAATCAGACTGCAACTTCTTTGGCCAAAGCCAAGGGGGAAATGCATGATCTGAGCAGCTCTATGAGCAAGTATCAGACCAATTTAAATGGTTTGAAAGGCTCATATGAAACTATTAATAAGGTCAGCACGTCTTATATCAACCGTCTGCAAGCGGAAGGCAAGACAGAAGAAGCTAATCAGCGGCAGATGGCCGCCTACCGTGAGGCTATTGAAAACCTGAGCAAGCAGTATCGTCTGCAAGAGGACGAACTGCAAAAAATTGCGGCCACTGCTGGTAAATCATCTGAAGCATATAAAAAGCAAGAAGTAGCTGTTAATGAAACGGCTACCTCTTTAGCTAAAACCAAAACACAAATGAACGGATTGGCCGAGTCGATGGAAAAAGCCAATCCGTCTATTTTTGACCGGCTGAAGAGCAAACTGACCAGCGTAAATAAAGAAGCCGAACACAGCCATTCTTTATTCAAGACAATCTTCTCAGCTGGTGTGATCAGCAATGCTTTTACCAGCGGATTGTCAGCCGTTGGAAATGGCTTCAAGAGCTTGATCAGTTCCGGCATGGAACTGAATGAAACTACTGAAAAAATTAATGAACGCTTTGAAGCATTAGGCAAAAGTAAGTCTGGCATTAAAGCACTTGACGAACAGATCGGCTTTTTAAAGACACATACAAAGGCAAGTGGCGCTGAAGCAGCACAACTTTTGCAAACCACTAACAGAATGGCTGCTGGCAATACCCAAGAAGCGATCAAACTTGCTCATGGTATTGCCGCTATTGGCGATGGTGCCAAAGCCGGCGGCAAAGAAATGAACCAGCTTGCTGCTGGCATGACCAGAATTATTGCTTCAGGTGAAGTCACTGCTGGTACTTTCAATCGTGTGGCCAAAGCAGCACCAAACTTAGGACACGCTCTTGCTGAAGCGGCAGGTGTGTCCGAAAAGAAGTTCAATGAGATGGTGCAATCCGGCAAGATGTCGTCTGCCGACTTCATGAAGTATGTTGAAAAGGCTGGCCAAAACGGCTCGAAGACTTTCCAAGACTTCACGAAGACGCAGGAAGGCGCTACCTGGTACATGCAGCAAAGCTGGAATAGCTTGAAACAGAAGCTGACTGAGCCATTATTTGACGCCAAAACTTCTGGCATGACTCAACTTGCGGACTTGATGAACTCAAAACCAGTTCAACAAGGCACGCAGTTGCTTGCTGAAGGCCTTCAAAAGATTGCTAAATATGCAATGCAAGGTCTAGGCTGGATGGCCAATCACAGAAAAGACATTGTTGGTCTTGGCTCTGATTTTGTAAAAATTGCCGGGGATCTTGCTGTTGACGTTTGGAAAGACTTTGCCGGTATCTTAAACGACATTGCTGCTGCTTTTGGTTTAACGAGCAAAAAAGCCTCTGAAAGCAAAGATCCACTGCACCAGTTCAAACTGACGATGGACGGCATTGCCAAGCATCCGGCTGCAATCAAAAAAATTGCTGATGCTCTGGTGGCCATTGCAGCTATTAAAACGCTGACTCCGGTTGGCACAGGCTTATTGACCATTGCTTCTGGAGCCAAGAAAGCATATCGCTACACCAAAGCAGTTCATGCTGGCCTTAAAGGCGTGAGCGATTTCAGTGAATTTAAGGGCCCGGAACAGGCTTTTGCCAAAATGGCGTCGTCTGCTAAGGACACTGCCAGTCAAATCGCCGGTTTCTTTAAAAACGGCTTTTCGAAAGTTAAGTCGTATGCTTCTGATGCACTGAACGGCAAATCCTTTGGCGGTGCTATGCAAAGCATGCGCTCAGCTGGCGGCTTTAGTGGCTTAAATACGGCCGGCAAGATTACTACCGGCGTAACTGCTGGAGCTATTGCACTGGATGCTGGATCGTCTATCGTTTCAGCTATCAAAGACAAAAAAGGTTCAACCAAACAATATCAAGATGCCGGCAAAGGCATTGGATCTGCTATTGGCGGCGGAATTGGTATGTGGTTTGGTGGACCTGCCGGCGCAGCTATTGGCTCACAGATCGGCAAAATTGTCGGCGGTTGGGGCGGCAAAGCCGTTAAAGAATTCCAAAAAGGATGGCTTTCAAAAAAGCCGCCTAAAAACTTCTGGTCAATTGAAAATCTAGGCTGGTCTACTAAAGACGCATTCAGCAAGATGGGTTCAGGCATGAGCTCAGCTTGGAATAACGTCAAAAAGGGCTTTAGTAAGGGCTCTAAAGACTTCAGCAAGACTTGGTCCGGTTTTTGGAAAGGCGTCAACGAAAACAAGTACGTCAAAGCCTTCAAAAAAGGAAATGGCTTTTCGACTGTCTGGAAAGACATGGAGAAAGGCGTTAAGTCTGGCTCAAAGAAAGTTTCTAAAGGCTGGTCCAATTTCTGGAAAGATGTCACTAAGCAGTTCAGCAATGGTACCAAGAAGAATCAGACAACTCACAGCAACTATCTGAAAAAGCTGCAGAAAGAGTCGTCCGATCACAACAAGAAGAGTGCTAAAGACTGGCAGAAGCATTGGGATGACTCAGCTAAAGAAGTCCAAAATTGGTCAAAACGTACTAAGACCAACTATGAGCGTGGTATCAAATATCTGAAGAGCTCATTCCAATCCTACACACGCAGCGCATCGAAAAGCTGGAAAACTCACTGGAATACGCTGACCAAAAACGTAAGCAATTTCTGGACCAAGTCGCAGAAAGCATCTGAAAAAGGCACAAAGAAACTGCTGAAAGCAGTTAGCGATTATGCCAAGAAATCAAAAAAGAGTTGGTCAGATCACTGGCAAAACATTCAAAAAGGGATGTCAGAGTTCCATGACAAGCTGCAAGACAATAACGGTGACTTCTTTAAGACATTCCAGCAAGAAAGCAGCAAGTGGCTTGATCATGTAAAGAAAGATTGGTCAGACCATTGGTCAGCTGTTCAAAAGAATACTGCTAACACTTGGGAAACAATCCGAAAGAATTCAAACTCTTTTGGAAACAAAATGAATTCCTGGTTTAGCAGCTTTGGTCGAAAGTGGAAACAAGGCTGGCAGACGCTAGGCAATGGTGTCAGCAAGATCTGGTCAAACGCTTGGTCAACTATGCAAAGAATGGCCAAGAGCGGCATTAACAAGCTGATCGACTTCTTGAATGGCGGCATTTCTGCCATCAACAACGTTATCCACTTCTTTGGCGGTAAATCGAGCGCAATTGGCAAAGTTGGCCACTTGGCAACTGGTACTGGTTTCTTAGGTATCAGCAATCAGCGGCGGCCGATTACTAAGCCAACTCTGGCCGTTTTAAATGACGGCTACGATTCGCCAGAAACGAACAACAAAGAAGCCATACTGAGAAGCAACGGCAGTCTAGGAATTGTGCAAGGCAGGAATACGCCAGCATTGCTGATGCCTGGTGATGAAGTTCTAAATGCATCAGAAACAAAGATGCTGATGCAGTTATCAGGCATTGAACATTTTGCTGGCGGAACCGGCTGGTGGTCAGACATTACCAAAACCTTTGGCAATATCGGCTCTTGGATTGGCAATGCTGCCAATAATCTGAAAAAGTTCTTTGATCTGGCCACAAAAATTGTTGCTCACCCTATTAAATACTTAGAAGGTATTTTCCACTGGGGAAGCGATTTTCCGGCTGGCGGCCTGGTCAAGACCATGGCACAAGCCGGTTTTAATAAAGGAAAACAGCAAGTCAACAGCTTCTGGTCAACGCTATGGTCAATGGTGTCTGGCCAACTTGATGGTGGCGGCGCTGAAGGCGGCCTGCTAGGTGCGGTTGAAAAATACGGGCACGGCAAACCTTATGTTTGGGGCGCAGCTGGTCCTAGTGCTTTCGACTGTTCTGGCTTGGTCATGTATGCCTTAAAGCACGCTTTTGGCAAGAGTTTCCCTCACTATTCTGGTGCTCAGTATGCTGCCACAGTTCCGGTTAGCGATCCTCAACCAGGCGACTTAGTCTTCTTTGGTCCTGGCGGCTCTGAACACGTCGGTGTTTACGCCGGTAATGGCAAGTACTACTCAGCAATGTCACCTAGTTCCGGCATCGGCATGAGTGCTGTTTCGTCAGGTCCTGGTAAAGCAAGTTATCGCCGGGTTCCTGGCTTAAAGGGTGAAAGTTCAACCACTTCAGTTAAAGCTAAGTCTGGATTAGAAAGCTTCGTCAAAAATACGGTTGGTTCTGGCTTCTGGAAATTCATCGGCAAGCTAGGTGACATGTTTGGCATTGGCGCTGAAGTTTCTAATCCAAGCGGTGCTGGTGTAGCGCGTTGGGAACAAACCGTTATCAAGGCATTAAAGAAGAACGGTTTCTCAGCCAGTCCATTCCAAGTAAGTTCATGGATGAAGGTTATCCAGCGTGAATCTAATGGTAATCCTCACGCTATTAACAACTGGGATATAAACGCTCAAGAAGGCCATCCATCAAAAGGGCTAGTTCAAACTATTCAATCAACTTTTAATGCCTATGCTTTCCCTGGCCACCATGATATCTGGAACGGATATGATGACCTGCTGGCCGGAATTAATTACATGAAACATAAATATGGTTCTGGTAGCTGGGCATTTAACCGTGTAGCTAGTTATGGCTATGCAAATGGTGGCATTGTTAGCTCAATGATCAACGCCAACTTGGCTGAAGATGGTTTGCCTGAAACGATCATTCCATGGGACATTACCAAACGTGCAAGAGCCTACCAGCTAATGGATAGAACCCTTAAGGCCTTTGGCAAGCAGGATAATCCAACAGGTCAGTCTTCTTCAGCAAACGGTTTAAGTGAGCAGACTGCGGTTGAGATTATCAAACTGTTAACTCAGATTTACCTTGGCATCACAGGGATGCAGGATACGCCAATTGAGCTGCATAACGATGTCAAAATTGGCAATCGTACGATCGAAAAGATCAGTCAAATGGTTCGCCGTGATACTAGAGATCAAATGATAAGAAAGAAGTTGGGAATCAGTGGATTACGCTAAATTAACCTATCATGATCGCAATTCAGCTGATTTTGGTGCAAAAGTTAAATGGGGCGACTCACTAGCCAGCCCCGCGCGAAGCATAACTGAGACGACTGTCCCTGGACAGGCGCCTTTTTTGTCTGACAACCTAACCTGGGACAATCTGGATCAGACGATCAATTTCATCGTTAATCGGCCATCACAGTATGACGATTGGCATGAATGGATGCAGGATTTTGTGGCCTGGCTGCGGCCAAATCGTGTAAATGGCCACACAGTTTATGAACCGTTTTTCTTCGATTTAGAAACAGATTATTTCTGGCTTGGCTATATCACTTCTCAAATCACTTTTACGCCGGCAACTGATATATATGCTGAATACCACGGCACAGCAACAGTGGTCATTCACCGCCAACCTTGGCTTTATCGCCAGGATGGCAAAGATTTTGAAGCTGTGCCACTGAATGTGCCGATCACGAATTGGGAACCTGATGAAGCCTATCCGATATTTCATATTCAAGGCAGTGGTGATTTTGTTCTGACTGTTAATAATGTTCAATACAAGATCAACAACGTTGATGATGAGATTTACCTTGATTGCGAAAAAAACAAGGCCTTTAAAACCCTTAAAGACAGTCGAGATACTCATATTGACTTCCCTAATCACGATTTTCCGTGCTTAAAGTCCGGCGACAATGTGATCAAGCTGAGTGGAAATGCGACGCTGTTTGAGTACAAGCCACGGTGGAGAAAGGTGGGATAGTTTGGATTTTCTGAAGTTTCCGATTCTTTTTGAATCTCTGACAGACGACCATGAATCTAATGGTTTAGGCGCTATGTCGGACCTGATTTCAGGCAAAGTTCAACGCAATACCTGCCAAATTCCGCAAGCTAATATGGTCTATCCTGCCAATACTCCATTAGCAAATCAGATCACTAATGGAATGATCATCATGGTCGACATGGGTCCGCGTGATTGGGAGAAACGGCAGCTTTTCAGAATTGTTGCTTGTCCTAAGTCACGTCAAGATAGTGCGATTATCACCATTACTGCTAACCATATCTGGGGTGACCTGTCATATATTCCGCTAAATCCAGCATCAAATGTGACGGCGCCAAATGTCAATGCTGCTGGTGCTTTTGAAATGCTCAAAGACAATGCAGCATGGCCAGGTTCATTAGCTGGTTTTACTGCTGACACTGATATCAGCAAGGTGGCCAACATTGCTTGGCAAGGGACATCACTAGATAACATCAACTCAGCGGTGATTGGTGCTGATCAAGCTGGTGATACACCAACCAACACAATTCAGGCCATCTACAGTGCAGAGCTGAGGTTTAATAATCAACATTTATCAATCCTAAAACGCGCCGGCACAGACACTGGCATGGTCATCAAGTACGGCAAGAATATGACCGGCTTGACTGAAGACAATACGACTGAATCAACATATAAC